TCATCAATCGTGCGGGGCTGATAATCGGTTTCACGCCCCATAAGACCTTTTATTGTATCGGAATGATCCGTCATGATTAACTGGGATCAACTCAACCTGATGGCCAGCCTTACCAAAACTCAAAACCACAAATCCCATATTCCAATCGCCAGACGCATATTTTAGGTAACTCGCTTTATTTTTCTGATCCATTAAATGTCCAGCCTCTATGCCCCAAATCGTCGAATAACGGCCGTTTAAGCCAGTTTGGTGCCTGACTGCACCCTGACGATGGCTATGCCCACAAATGGTGTTTAAATTCCATTTCTTGGCCAAATTTAGGCCAGTTATGCCTGCGTGCTTAGACATGTTGCCTTCGTCGCCATGAGCCAAAAACCAATTCTTTTCGAACTGGTAGCCCCTACGATGGAATTTTATGCCTAATGAATTGAAATCCATAAATCGCTCATAGGTCAATTCGGGTAATCCAATAAGGGATGGCGCACCTTTAAGTAATGTGGTATATAAACGATCGGTGTGGTTGGACCTGACAATATCTGTAGTTCCTAGATCAAATAGAATATCTTGAGCCAGTGCCCTTTCCTGATCTAAGGTTTCTGCAAACTCTAACTTTGTGCCTTTTACCCAACGCGATTGGGAAGTGAAATCTAATTCATCGCCTGTATTTAAAACAAAATCAAATTTTTCATGTTTAGCCATGCGGATCAAGTTGGACACGGCTTTTGGATGGTGTAGTGGGATTTGGAGATCTGGGACCACCAGGTATCTGCGGTTTGCTTTAATCTTCATCCCCATCATCTGTTGGATCTATAGATGGAATTATACCGCCATCACCGACAATCCAATCAGGAAATGTTTTGTGTTCAGTCATTAACCAAAATGCGTGCTCTGGTGTAAAACCAGCCTTTCTTGCCGCTTTGTAGCAAGTATGCAACGCAATATAATGTTGATCTATTTTGCTTAGTGGTTCAGGGGAACGGCGAACTACGCGACGATTTATTTTTTTGCGTTTCCGTGTGTTCGCCATAAATAAAATTATCTCTTAGATATTAAAACAAACAGATCATCGACACGCTGCTCAAGTCTTGTAATCTGGTCCTTGATCGAAGATCCTGAATTTGGTTTAAGTTCGTTTAACCAGCCTTTGACCAGGTATCTCAAACCAATAAAAACGCTTGTTAGCACGGCGCAAGCGCCAGCGAAAAATCCAGCCCATTCTGTCGGACTCATTTCGCATTGATTCCGTAATCCACCTCATAGCCTGATTTAGGATCTAAGGCTTTTGCTGCAGGTCCAGCGAATGCTGCAATTGCAACTGATACAACAGGATCAAGTCCTAATTCATTACTGGCAAGAAATGTCAAAAATGATACAAGCACACCTCTTAGATATGACTTTAAAATTGCCTTTTGCTTCTTTGTGATTTTCATTCGTTGCCTTTCAGTAGTGGGATGTCAAACTCGGCTGAGTTATGATCTTGATCTTTTTTAAAACTAATATGTAAATGATGCGTGTGTTTTGATGCACCCTTATATTTACGCCAGCGCCAGCCAAGAATTGGCGATGCAATACGGCCGTTAAATATTACATAACTAATGCGCCCTTGAGATTTCCCATACAGTCTAATTTGATCTGCCAAATATTCTGGAAGCCTTTTGTCGTCAGATAACCGAGCAGTAATATCGAGAGCACGCACGCATCCTGTTTTTGGGTCTGGGTTATGATCGGATTTTGATGCTCTTGATAAGTGTGCCAGAGAAGCCACCCATCCATCACTTTTACGATTCCTGTCGGGGTAGCAGTCATCAACTTGTTTTCTAAATTGAACTGCCGCTTTAGATAGCCAAGGCTTCATTAGCCAAGTATCATTTTAAGTTCATCAGCACTTAAGCCAATGCGATCTAAAATTGCTTGCTTTTCGGCTGCCTTTGTTTCGACTTCGGCTTCTTTTGCTAATTGCGCTGCCTTATCCGCTTCATATTGAGCAAACTCATCATCGTTCATTTCACGATCAATTACTTCATCAGTTTCTATATTATGAATACGAACCATCGGTCTTGTTGATTTAGCCATTATTTAACTCCGTAAATTAGAACTGTTCCACCATTGAAATTTCCACCACTATTTTCAAATTTTAATGAAGTAATTGCTGATGAAGTGTTTATTCCACCCATCGTGTAAAAACCTCTATTAGTTGTAGTTCCTCCAATAAAAGTTGCTGAACCAATAAATGGTTTTCTGGTTGTAGTACTTGCATAATTAAAAATTTTCAACATCCAAGTATTACTGGAATTATCAAAGGCTGGGCGTGTTGTAGTAGCATCTCCAGACAATTTTAATGTCGTACCGGATCCACCAACATTGGTTGTATAATCAGCAGTCGCTAATGCGTTTGTAATAGTGCCATCTCCATTTGGACTACAAGAAAATTGCCCAGTTCCAGTCGCATTCGTTACTGAGTGAATGATAATTTGCAAATCATTATATGATCCACTTATTCCCGAAATTGTTGTTGAAGCACCTGATAAAGTAGTTGTTGAAAGTAAAGTCATTCCACCAGAAGCAGGAGCAGCCCATTTTAATCCTGTGGCTGTTGATGAATCTGCTGTTAATACTGTGTCGTTTGCACCAACTGCTAATCTTGCAACTGTGTCGGCTGCTGTGGCTGCAATAATGTCGCCTTTAGCATCAACAATAGTTTTAGCAATTGCTGCATCAGCATTTGTTTTCATCTGTGTATCTACCGCTTGACCAAAAATCTCAAAATCAGCAGGTAGATCTTTTACCAAATCTGTGTTCGTTGGCATAGCAAACGAATAGTTGGTAGTTGGATTAGCCATTACTCTCTCTTTCTAATCAGGCCACTATTGTAGCGTACTCCCAAGTCAAACTTGGGTCTATTGTGTTCCAAGCCTCTGTCGCGGGAACTGTATTCCAACGCATAGCCACTTGACTGTAAGCCACTGGGGATACATTTAAAGTTAAATAAAGTTGGTTAAAACTGACCGACCATGACCATCCCTCAACATAACCCTGGAATCTGCCATCTGATATTTGGCTTGGTAAATTAGTTAAATCAACAGGCATCCCCATAAATACGCCAAGTAAGGCATCTCTATCAGAATTGTCAATTTCTGAATTTGTTAATGGGAATGTGATGGTGTCAAATTGTGGTTGTGGAAAGGCACGCTGTGAAATATAACGATCGGCTACCGCTTGAGCATCTGTGGCATCGTGCAATAAAGAATTAATGCTCTGAGCCTTGTATCCATAAGTTGCAATTGATGATGCGCTTGTTGCTGTTGCCTGTTGATTAAAGTTATTTCCATAGTTTATGTAAATGTCATTTCTAACATCACCAGCCCGCATAGTTGTTTTCAATCCTTTACCAATAGCATGGCCAGCATCTAACTCAACATAACCATTAGTTAAAAGATAGTTTTGTCTGTGGTCTGCATCGGCATAACCGACATTACCTTGATTGTCCTCATATAAATAACCAAACGCTGAATTGGCTATTTCTGTTGCTATGTTGTAAATGGTATCTGGATTGGCTGCTCTGTTTTCCATTTCATACAATCCTGGGGTGTCTATCTCACCAAGACCAATATCACCAGCATTGGCCCAAGTTTCAGTTGGATTATATCCAGCCCATGTTTCACCTGCAGGCACTTCATTCCAGGAACTTAATAACAAATCATCTAACAAATCTAATATTTGATTTCCGTCAAAATCTTGAGATAATGTATCGTTAAATATAGTTTTTGAAAGTTTGGCCAACGAACCTACTGCAAGAATGCTATAACGAATTTCAGTACCAGCAGCACCAGCATTCCCCACTTCAATTGTTAAATCTGTAATGTTGCCACCAAATAGACTGACATAAGTATTGCTTGAGTTTTTTACTTGTAAAGCAATTCCGTCATTTATATCAAAAGAATAAGATTGATTATTTAGTGCAACAATAGTTAATTGCATATAAGATGCCACTGGCTGTGAATAAATGTCTTTTCGGCCAGCATTGTGTGCCAGATTAGCAATTGTTACATTAGTATAATCAACGCCGTTGACTGTTAATTTCCAGGATGGTGTGAATACTGTCATGGCGAAAATGGGGTATAAACTGTTCCTCTGGCTGTTGACTGAGTTTGAATATCAGTTAAAACTCTATTCAATCCTTCAGGATCTACAACCGCACCTGATACATAAACATTGGTTACATTTTGAGCCTGGCCAAATGGTGTGCCACCAAAACTACTTTGTTGAGCACTTAAACTTTCTGCCTGGCGTTCCAATACTCTAAACTCAGCAGTCAATTTATCAAATTGTGCTTGTGCTGCCTTCTTGCCAATTCCCTCTGTAGCCACTTGAAATGTTAATTCGCTAAATTGATCCTGAATATTTAATAATCTATCTGCTAAATTTTTAAGACTTGTTGCACCTGCTGCAGTAGTACCAGCAGCGCCACCACCACC